GCCCATTGCGGCGATCTGGGCGAACGAAAAATATGTCAGGCGAGCAAGTGAGACACGCTCGGTAATGAAGGCCCGGCGCTACGAAGCATACGAAGTACGCCACGATTTCCCCGGCCTCTCTGCCGATCACCATTACCAACGATCCATCTGCCTCTCGCGCCTTATAGACCTCGACCATCGGATCAAGCGAAACGCCGTGGTCCTTATGCGTCGAAATCTCTCCGTAGTGTTCATGCAGCAGCGGCAGAAGCTCTCCGTACACATCAGAAAAGAGCTCGATAGCAAAGGTCAACATCAAAACCTCAAGTCCACGATGATATGGATTCGATCTTCGGCACTGTTGTTCAAAACCTCATGCTCAATCGAGTTTTGGAACCACCAAACTTGCCCCTGGCGCATCCAAACCTGTTCATCGCCGCATCGAAACACGTTTCCCGGTTCCGACTGAACGACAATGTGATACCTGTCCCAATAGTCCGCATGCCACTTCGAGTCTGCGTGCGGGAAAATCTTCCCTCCCTGCACGATGCGATTGATCATGCATCGCCCAAGTCGAGTTGCCCCTGTTGAAGCCATGAGCGCCATGATGAGCGCTCGCGCTTCCGGCAATTCGTTAATCTCCGGCCTCCACGGACATTCGTGAAGATCGTAGCCAGCAAGCCTGTTTTGCTTGTAAAGCTCCAACTCTTCATCCGTGTCGACCTTCACGTGATCTTGGAATCGCAGATAAATCGTGTCGGTTTCGCCGAATGGCCCTTGCGGGAATTTGCGCAAGAAGTCGTCAGCTTTCCATAAGTCCGGCTTGCGGTAGATTGCATTGAGCAAGGGCGTGACATTGACGCCCTCTGCAATTTTTAAGAAATTGCGCATCAACGGATCCCGCCCACCTGATAAACCTCCGAAGCAGTCGGCGTGATCGACCCTGCGGTGTTGTTCGAGAACGTGATGCCAATCTGATTGGCCGCACTCGCGCGCACATTCACGATGCCCAAGCCCGCTTGCGCGGTAGGCTTCGAGACATACACCACGTCGCCCACGGCAACGCCTGTCACCGTGAAGGTCTGCTCGGCAGTCGTGTTTGCGGCCACCGCGACCGGCGAGAGCGTCACCGCCAAGTGGTAAATCGACGTGATCGTATCGCCCGGAGTATTGCTGAACGAAATCGAATTGACGGTCGGATCGGTTGTTGCAACGCCGGTATAGCTGGTCATGGTATATCTCCCTATGAACCCGTAGTTTGATACGCGCCACCTTGCGCGTTGACAACGGCGGCGGTTCCCGCCAATGCTTGCAATGTCGCCCCCGCCGCCATGTTCAGGCCGATCAATTGGGGCGGCACATACGTTTGACCCGGCGACAGGGTGTAGCCTGAAACGACTACGTTCCCCGTTCCAGCTGCCCCCGCGCTCGGCACGTTATAGACAGTGATCGGGACCGGATTGGCCGATGTGTTCGTGAAAGAGAAGTTCGAAAGCGTCGTCGTCGTCGCTGTGGGAACCGTATAAAGCGTCGATGCGCTCGTTCCAAGTTGCGTCGCTGCGATCGAAACGGGTACTCGTTGCATTATCTCAGCCCCTTTACATATACCTTGCTCGTGCCAACTGGGATAGCGCTTGTGAACGTCAAGGTAGTTCCAGACAGCGAATACTGGTCATCCCCCTGGAACACGCCATCAAAAAACACCCACAACTGCTGTGCGTTCGAAAAAGTCGTCGGCAGCGTTAGTGTCGTAGTCGTCCCCGGCGTAAAATCTGTTCCGCTCGAATACGTCTTGTCCAGCATTTCAGCCGATTGCGCCGGAGCGAAGACCATATCCACAATCGAGCTATCGGCCGATGGAGTCGCGAGCGCCATTTCGCCTAGCGCGTCAGCCGGCCCAACCGAACCAAACGTAGTTTCGCCGGTTAGCGCATCCTGTCCAATAATAGACTGAACAGGCGAAAAAGTCTCTTCCAGGGCCAATACGTCAGCAATCGTTAGATTTGACGGGACCGGAGCATTCCCGCCGCTGCGCCGCCAAAGCTGGATCAGAAACAAAAACCACGACTCAGTGACATTCCCGTTCTTATCCACAAACGGGACATTAACAAGCGGTACGTTTGCCTGGAGATTGCTCATTGGTTATTCGACTGAGCGTCAACCCAGGCCCCCAATAGAGCAGTCTTGCAAGGTGCAGACCACGAAATTTCGAACACTCGATCTCTGGCCATGCCGAGCCGTCGCCACTGGACCGACTTGACATACTCGCCTTCAAGCCCAAGGGATCGCTGCACTGGATTCCCCCACGACTGACCGCGCGTATCGCTCCATCGCAGAAAGACGGGAACAGGAACATTTCCCGCTCCATTTCCGACTTCCATGTTGGCAATGAATTCCTGGTAGTGAATCCGATCCGATGAGTCATCCACGCCATGAGGGAAAGAGCGAATGCGAGCGATAGGCTGGCCGGCATCGGTATAAGCGTTCTGATCCCACAGGTAAAGATTTCCGTTTTCCCAATCGCCCACGATCGGTTGACCATAGGCCAAGGCATAGCAATTCGCCCTGTGGCGATGCAAGATGCCGTTGTTATCGACCCAAGCGAGCTGATTCCATTGCTGATTGCTAAGGTCGTACTGCCATGTAATGTCGCTGGTCGGGAACGTCAGGACGTAGAAGAAATGGCCTTCGATCTGATACGTAAATCCGATGGCCTGCGCAAGATCGGGGTACGTCTGCATCTCTGCGTCAAGCGCGAATGTCGAAATATGAGCGGCGTTGAACTGCTGCGAGCGGCAAACAATGGCATTGCCTTGCGGAGTCTGGGCGAGCCAGTACAGGTCGCCGTCCATCTGAGCCAGCGAATTAATCGACATGATGCCGTACTGCATGAACACGCCCGGAAGCCGATCAAACGGGAACGGCGTGTCGCCGGCGTCAAACCATACTTCGGTCGTCTGCTGGCCGAACAGATAGACGTAGCGTTTCGTGACGCCCACGCCCATCAATTTGTCAGAGAAGCCCGACTTCGAGGCAAAAAACAACGCATCAAACGTGATTTGGTTGACGACCGAGATATACCATTCGTTGGTACCGGGCGAGTTCAGGATCAAATACCCGTCCATGAACTGAACGGTGTCGCCCCCGACGAATCCCGTCGAAACGAGCGATGCAAATGCATTGTTCGAAAGTTGAACCGTCCACCCTTGCGATGACCCGTCAACGATCACGAGATACGTCCCGTTGTCGATCATTGCCACTTGACCGGATTGCGATGCAATATCGCCAAGATGCGTTAGTGCCCAGGTTGAGCCGATCGCGTACACGGACGAGCCGCAGACGCCATACAAGGCATCATTCGAAGCCCAATACAACCCACGCCAGCCGAGGCCCGTTGTGGGTGTTGCAGTGGCAAGCGTCGTCAACCCAGGCGTCGGATAGTAGGTGAACGGAAATGGAGAATCGGGGGGATTTTTTTCCGCGTACAAGTTGATGCAGCGCTGCGCCTCTGCGACGAGCGATTTCGCCTGGTATGCGCCCGTTGTCAGGGGCATCTTCATGGCGAGCTGCCGATCATGAAATCGCCATAGATGTTGTAAGTCGCGCCCCTGTTATTCCTCAAAGCCGGCGGCACCTGCAACTGCGGAATAGCGACGTTCGATTCCTCGATGATGCGAAGGGACGCTTCGGCTTTCTTCTCGACCACCGGATTGACCGGAAGGCCGTAGAAAGGGTAAAGCTCAAGCGTCAGATTCCACATGAGCGCCGCCGAGTATTCAGGCGGCAATGCCAGCGTATCCCCAACGTTCGCGAATTGCTGCAATTGCAGCATCGTCGTGATGAAAATCTCGTACTGATTGCTCGGGAGCGGCCAGACGAAAAGATTCCCAATCGGATATGCCATGTCGTAGAACGCGTAACGAGGGAACGCATTAAGCGACTTGAGCGATATGCGATTGTAATCTTCGGTGGATCGAAGGATTTCAAGCTGGTAATCGACCGGCTGGACATTGTTGAACAACTGCCGGAAGAATGCCGATTCGATCTTAGCCGGC